GGTTGACGCGCCGAGGCCCTGGTCCCATTCGGACAGGCCGCCGGTTCCGACGCCGTACTCGAAGCCGGTCCGGTCCGGCAGCTTCGCTGGGGTCGTGTTGGCGGTTTCCGTGACCTCGGTGTCGGCGCCGGTGATGCCCTGCCACCACGTCTTGAGGCTCATTCGACGGTCACCGTCCCTCCGGGCCTGGGGCCGTCGTCTTCATCGAGGGACAGCCACCAGTCGGCGTTGTCGGCGTCCTGCCGGACCGCCATAGCGCCGCCAGCGAGCGGCGTTGCTACGACTGCGGCTGGTGCGGGGATGTCGTCGAGGATGGGGAACTCCGGGCCGGTGCCGAGGTTGGCCAGGAGATAGCGGATGCCGTCCGCGGCGTGGTCGTCGGCGGTCGTGTCCGCGTCCTCCGGATCGCCCTTCGTGGCGTGCGGCAGATCGGAGAGTTCGCGGTACAGCTCCGTGACGGTCGAGAAGATGTGCAGTCGCGGGCAGGTCTCCCAGCCGTGCGCCCGGTGGTGGGGGCACGCTGGCCCCTCGGCAAGGTAGGACCGCACGCGTTGCCAGCCGTGGACCCGCGACCCGGCGCCCTTGCCGGCCGGACTCAGGTGTACGCCTTCGTCCGCGTAGATCCCGGCGATGGGCTTGGCGTCTCCGCGGGTGGCCCACATGGCGTCGTCGGCGTACCGGACCGCGATGTGCTCGCCTTCGGTCTCTGCGGCGAGGATCTGGCGCGCCTGCTCGGCCTCGCCGATGCCGCGCTTGTAGATCTCCCGGTAGACCCAGACGCGGCCGTCTTCGTCGACCGCCGCCCAGAGCACTGCCCACGGTGCGCTGAAGCCCCAGTCGACGCCGTTGTACCGCTTCCACGAGGCGGGCAACGTGATCGGCTCGATGACGTGCCGGTCGTGCTTCAGCTCGGGGAACATTTGGCCCGCGAACACGTCCCAGTCACCGTCCAGGAAGGCTGAGCGGAGTTTCCCGTCGAGGGCTTCCAAGTCCTGCGCGTACTCCGGGTTGACGTGCGGGTTGTCGGACAGCTTCGAGGGGATGAAGCGGACTGTCCGGTTGCGGGCGTCGGTGATGACCTTCTTGCCGTAGTTCGTCGGCTTGATATAGCGCGTCTTCACCGCGCCGTGGCCGGGCCCGCCGGGGTTGGTTCCGGATCGGATGCCCAGGACGGGGATGTCGCGACGCCCTGAACGGAGACGAGTCTCCAAAAACGTCACGACGTCTGGCGGGGTGAGTGTGCGCTCGTCGAAGATGAGGAGCTGGTACTGGCCGCCCTGGCGGCGGGTGGCATCCTGCACGGTCTCCGCGTAGCGGAACATCACCACGCTGCCATTCGGAAAGCGCAGTTCGTACTCGGTCCCGTTCCAACGCGCGCCAAGCTCCTTGGCGAAGTTCAGGTTCACCAGCTCGGCGATCAGCGACTCCTTCAGTTCGCCGTACGTCCGGCGGAACGCGCCGACGCGCAGCCCCGGGTACTGCATGCACTCCCGGATCGCATGCGCGGTGAGGGCGCGCGACTTGCCCCCGCCAGCGGCTCCGCCGAAAAGCACGTCGAACTCGGCCGCTGCGTGGAACTCCTGCTGCTTCGGCGTCGGGACGTATCCGATGGCGCCGAAGATGTCCCGAGGCTCGAACAGCTTGGCCGCGAACTCAGTCCAGTCCGTGGTGGCGGTCATCGGCCGCCTCCCCGGTCAGGACGAGAGCGCACGCAGGTGCCGCGGCACGATCTCCGGTATGCGCCGCTGCTGCTCCACCGTCAGGTTGAGGTCGCCCAAGATTGCCCTGATCGCCTGGGCAACAAGAGCGCCTTGCTCCTCTGCGATACGGACGCGCCGCTCCTCGATACCCGCCCGGATAGCCTCCGAGCAGACCTTCACGAGGTGGGTGCGTTCCTGCTGGTAGAGCCTGAGCCAGATGTTCGGGGCGGCCTCCGAGGTGATTCCGCGGTCCTCTCCGCCCTCTTTCTCCCGTGTAACGCCCCAGACCAGCGGGTGCTCGGTGTCCGTCCCGGCCACGACCGCAGCGGACTCGATCTCCTGGACGCGCTCCCGCAGCCAAGCGACGTGCCCGGCGGTCCACTGAACTTCGTCCAGGAGCGCTTCCGTGGCGGTCGTATCGATCTTCCGGCCGTAGGTTTCCACGAGCTTCCGCGCTTTCTCCTCGGAGATCCGCTCCTTGGCTGCTTTGATGCTCTGCGGCGCGGACCCACCGTGGTGCCTGCAGATGTTCTGCCCGTTCATGGCTGGGGCGCCGCACTGTTCCTTGGTCCGCTTGTTGCGGCCCCAGCAACGGCGGCTGCCATCCGGCCGGAACTCCTCGAATCCTTCGGGCAGCTGGCGCCCGTGCCCAACCTGGGGCATTACGCGCCGCCCGTCACCCAGTGGTCTGGCAGGGCCTGCACGGGCTCCTCTTCCGGGGGCGCGTCCGGGGCAGGCTCGGGCGTGCAGTCGCAGCCTGGGAGGTCCGCGTCGTTCGGGGCTGTGCAGCTACTGGCGTGGACGAGCGCTGCGGCATCCATGGTGATGGCGTGCGGGCCGCACGCGTACACGGTGCGGGTGAAGTCCTCGCCGGACGGCAGCGACGGGAAGGCGGGAGCCGGGAGTTGCGGATCGGCGAGGCGCAGCACTTCCGCGCGCCGTTCGCTCTCGATGCGGCGCACCTCGTCGAGTTCGTCGTCCGTGAGGCGGCGCAGCCAGTGCACGATCGCAGGCACTCCACACAGGGCGCACGCGGGACCGGATGTAGGCGGGGTGGGCTCGTTGGCGGGCGGTGTAGCGAGGACGTCCATGGCATCTCCCTTCAGGTGATGTTGAGCAGCCCGAACGGGATGACGGGGATCTCGGGGGTGTCGGTGATCCGCACCCACATCGTGTAGCGGCCTACGGGCAGCGTCACGGTGCCGCCTGGTCCGACGAGGCAGTGGGCGATGTAGGCGGTGCCGGGCGTGCGTGGCTGGGTGCCGTCCCACGAGCCCGTCTTCCAGTCGCCAGAAGCAGGCCGGGCGGCGCCGACGGTGAACGCGAACGACACCGGGTCGCTCGTCGGGTTGACGGGCACGCCCATGGACGTCGCTGTGATGGCCGCCGGCACGTACTCCAGGGACAGGGCGGACTGGGTGATCACAGGCCCTCCTTGACGGTCCACGAGCCGGGTGCCTCGACCGCGTTCCAGCGTCCGGGGATGCTGGCTGCGGTCCATCCGGTGTCGATCTCGCGGGCCTGGACGTCGGTGATGGGGCGCCTGATCGTGACAGTGAGCGCCAGCGCCGTGTCGGTTTCGACTGCGGTCCCGAGTGCGCGCGCCTTCGTCCGGCCGAGCGCCCGCGCGGTGTCGGTCTCGCTGGCTGTGCCGAGGGCGACGATGGTTCCGCTGATGTTGACGTTGTCGAACTCGGCGAAGTCGACGATGCCGTCGGAGCGGTGGGCGATCAGCTGGAACTCGAGGTCTGTGCCGGTGGTCACCCAGCCGGGGGTGGCGAGGGTCCGCTGCACGGTCCATGTCGCGGCGTTAGGGCTGGTCTCCCAGACGACGTTGCCGCCGCCCTCGCGGACTCGCAGCCACGCGTGCGCGACCGCGTTGTAGGTGAAGGCGACGGTCGACGGGTCGAAGAAGCCGGTGCGGCTCATGCACTTCAGCAGACCGTTCACGGCGTCGATCTCGAAGGCGATGTCCGTGCCGGACACGTCGGCCTTCACAAGGACCTGCGTCCACGCCTCGCCGGTAGAGCCGCCCGCGGCCGGCGGGTAGACGCGCAGGAACACCGCGGACCCGGCGAGGGTGTAGACGGTGCCCGAACTGTAGGCGTTGAACCCGGTGTCGCAGCTGACGCGCGCCCGGCCGCCGGGTTCGCTGTAGATGCCGAAGCTGTCGGGCCACTTCGCGGGGTCGACTACGCCATCGTTGAAGTCATCGACGAGGCTCGAGATGAGCGGCATCGTTCATCCCTCCCGGGCGGCCGGGATCATGCAGCGCTGTTGGCGCGGTAGAGGTCCGCGACGGTTGCCACGATATCGCTGCCGTCCGGGGTCACAGCGAAGTCGAACTTGGCCAGCGGGATCGTGGTCGCATCGTTCGGCGCGGTGTTGTCGGGCACATAGCAGATGACGAGCGCACTGATCGGATTGCCGGTCGCGCCGGTCCAGACGATGTCCGCGGAGTCGACAGCCACCCGGTCGAGGACGTCGTCGACGGTCACGGTGACGCCGGTCAAAGTCCTGCGGCCCATCGTCGCCTGCTCGTTGGACGTGCCGGCGAGGAGAGTCTGCAGGTCGTGGTAGTCCCGCATGGTGGCATCGCTGACGATGCCGGTCGTCTCGATGGGGACGGCGACC